ATTTAATAAAGCATACATTTCTCTTAAATTAGAATCTTCTATACAGTTATTACATTCTGTAGTTGAAGGAACTCCAACTGTATTTAATTTAAGATTATGTATAGTGCTATCTCCTGACGGATTAGTAAGCATTACCGTAATAGTTCTTATATTAGGTTCTGCCGTAACTACAAATGTATAAATACCTCCACCTGATGTTAAAGAATAATCGTAATTTATACCTATTAACAAAGCCGATATAGCATCTTTTTCATTAATTGTACCAGCAGCCGTAGCACTATATAATTGAATTCCATTAACTATTATTTGACCTATTGTACCTGATGGATAACTAGAATTAGATTCAGTTAAAGTAAATACAGACATAACCTTTTCTGTACCTAATGGAATAGAGTCAAAACAATAACACTCAAGTCTATTAATTATTCTCGAAGCTAAATACAATTTATTAATACAGCAATCAACATCTTCACCATAAGACATTTTTTTTTGTAAAATATCAACAGCGCAAACGTAATTACATTTTGCATTAAGTATTTCTAGTCTATGCTTTTCTTGTACTTCCATTATGGGTATACTCTAATTTCAACAGTAGTTTTAAATAAAATCTCGTCTTGACCAGCGTCAGCAGCAAATGTCGTTGTATCTAATTCTAATGAATTTACATTATTCCAATATAATCTATATTGACTTGAATTATTGGTTGGAGTTATATATGGAACTGTTTTATTTTCAATAAAAACTCCTGAAAGCGTAATTAGATAATTTCCAGTTCCAACGTAACTCCATACAGGAGTTCCTCCTAGGGTATTTTCTAATACAACAGCAGTTGGAGCATCGGTGCCTGCTTGTGTTAATAAAGCTATGTATACTTTATACCCTAAACTAGCTACCGGAGAAGCGTCTCCTTTTTCTCCTTTGGTGGTTGAAATTATATTACAACCGCATTTTCCTTTACATCCACACATATTTAATATTTTTTATTTTTTAACAATCTTTACAATTAGACTCGCAAATATCTTTAGCTTTTGTTAACATATCTTCAGCCTTAGAATCCTGTCCTACATTCATAGCGTATTTAGCTCCTTGTAATAATACTTCTGAAGTTATTATTTTTTTGATTTTTTCATCAAAACATCCGCAATTAGTATCAATATCTAAATAAGAGTTCTCAATACAACAGCTAGTTTCACAAGTTATTAAAGCTTCATCTGAAGTAGTATAAGAGAATGATTCATCATATGCATCTAAACCAGTAATAGTATAATCCCATTTAACTATTCCATCAGCCAATGTAGGCAGAGTAACCCCATAATCTAATGTTATATCAAATTCATTTAAAGGGAATACTGTACTTTCTAATAAAGTAGTAATATCAGTAATATCTCCTGCTAAATCAGTTAACGTAGCTCCGGTTATAACATGAATAGCTATAGTAAAAGTAAAAGTGATAGGAGTAGTTATAGATGGAAAATAAACATTTAATACTGCTTGAGTAACATCGTCTAAAGCAATACCGCCTGTTAATCCGTAACCAGATTCATTATATTCGTCATTACACGTAGTAACTAAAAATCCAGTTACATCACTAAATTTTAATGTTTTACAACCATTTTCTACACAAAGTTGCCCTGTTAAATCTACTCTTTCTGTAAGTGCTATTGTTGCCATTGTATTAATTTTATAGTGTAAATGTATAAATTATTTTAATTGATTTTCAGCAAATGTTATAGCTTTATTAGCAGGTAATACCCGCTTAGTTTTCTCCCAAGCATCTTCTTCAAAACCAACTAATGCCTCAAAAGCATTTAATAAGTCTTTTAATTTACCTAAAACAGCCGCTGGATTAGAAACCATGTATTTATCTTGTTCTAAATCAAAAATAAATAAAACCTGACTTAGCATATTATCCCAATTTAATCCTCCTTTTTTCTTTTCCTCATCATCACCTGAGTTTTTTAAAGCTAATAAAGCACCAATGGTAATCATTCCTTTTAAGTTTGTTACAAAAGCAGGATTAGTTAAAGCTTTTTTAATGTCGCCTTTTTTCAAATCGGCAGCCATCTCTTTAATTCCAATTCTTAACATCTTAGTATAAGAACCTTCTTTTTCTTGTCCATAAGCATTAATGTACCTTGCTCCAAATCTTTCTTTGAACCAATCTGGCATCCAAACTTTAAATTGAAATAAAGCCTTGCCAAACTCTCCTCGCATTATGTTTCTACGGTCCTCGTCTGGATACTTACCTTGTATATCAGTAACTCTATTTTTAATTTGAGTCATTTTAGCTTTAATCTCATCTTCAGTGTATTTTCCATCAGGTTTAACAGTTAATACATCGTTACCATACTTATCTTTAGTGAACTCAAAGCTATTAAATTCATCTTCATTTAGTAAACCTAGTGCTAATGAACCTTGTATTTGATATTCACCTAATTGAGTTCCAATATTGGCCATTTTAGCAAAGATATTATTAGCTCTTAATGTTGGTTGCGAATCATAGTCTTGGTTAACAATATTGTACTTTTTGATAATATCTAAAGCATATTTATTAACTACTCCATATCCACCACGCTCTCCTTTACCTCCAAATAATCTAGCGTTACCTTTAGCTAATGTTTCGGCGTTCTCTGCTCTCCAGTTATTGTAATTTCCAACAAATACGTTAATAGCATTTGCAGGTACATTAAACCACATAGTAGTACTTGCTACTAACTTTCTCATTAGTTTAATACTGGCATCTAACACAGGATCATTAACGTGTGGTTCTTTAAATATATGTAAAGCTTTCCAGGCTTCTATCCACTTAGCTACATTCTTTTTAGGTTGAATACCTTTCTCTATGTAGCCTTTTTTATTCAAATACTCTACCGACTCCACTAAAGGCATGATTTTACTCATGTGTTTTACGTGTGCGGATTCGTCAATAAACTGATTCATTGCTCTGTAAAAGTCTTTAGAGTAACCTCTATCTTTACTTCTAGGTTTATCAAACTTAGATACTAACTGACCTTTGTTATTTAATGAATACTCGGCGTCTCCTTTTATCTCTAATGGATTAACTGATTCATCTACATTATAACCTTTCTTTAATTGTCTTCTAGCTTTTACGTTGGCTTTTAATAACTCCCATAATCCACTTAGAATACTTGTAATACTTTTCTTATCTGTTTTAGATAAGATTTCTTTCTCTATCTCAGCGTAAGATTTAATAGTGCCGTTATGTTCAATTCTTACCTTACCTAAGTTATATCCGCCACCACCTAAATAGTAACTAAAAGCCTCAAGTAAACCTTCTGATTTAAAAGCCTCTTGAAATCCTTTATCTACTTTAATAGCTTCCATTACCACGTTCTCAAAGTTGTCTTTAGACATATCTTCTTTGTAGTCAGCAATTGTCTCGCGAGTAAATTTAAGGTAGTTAATTTTAGCTTCAGATAATCCTTTCTTTTGAGCCTCTTCAACTGTTAATAAGTTACCATCTTCATTTGCCATCCACTCGAAATACTTAGCAGAATCAGAACTAAATCTAGTTAATGCTGCGCCGGTAATACCTAATTTCTTATTCTCTTCAGCTATTACTTTTTGAGCTAATTTCTCATGTACTCCTTTACGAGTACTAGCATCTGAAATCTTATCCATCACCGCCTTACCAAACTCTAAAGATAATTTTTGCATTTCAGGTTGGTATTCTGTAAAATGAGATATATGTAATAACATTTTTTGTAAAGGAGTAATATCTTTACTGTCTGCTACTGATTCAATATAATTATCTCTTTTAGAATGAATAGCTTGTATTTCTTTTCTTACTAAGAAAGCAAGTTTAAGCATAGCTTCTTCTTTAACTGCCTTTGCCGCCTTATTATCAAATCCATGTACTCTAGTTATTAAGTCTTGCAACTCCTCAACTGAGTAATTACTTAAATCTTTTTGTTTAAGTATCTCTTGAATAGCATTAAAGTCTTTCTTATACTGCTTGTATTCAAATGTTTTTTTACCAGCTATTGCATAAGCTTTTCTTGCTTCTTTATAAGCAGCTTCTTTCTCAGCTAATACTTTCTCAGCCACTTCAGCGTCTTTATCAGTTTCAGCATTTTCAGCATCTAATCTAGCAGCTTCCATTTCTTCAGTAGCTTCTTGTAAATTAACTAAAGCCTCTTCCATTTTATTAGTTTCAGCTTCGTAACTAAATCCATGCTCTACTGCATATTGAGCAAAAGTTAAAGGTTTAACACCTATAGGATTTTTCTTCTTAGGCTTTTCTTTCTGTAATTGCTCTTCGCCGGCAGTTCCTTTTAATTCTTTAGTTTTAATTCCACCAATAATCTGTTTAGCTAAACTCTTAGCTACATTCTTATCTAATCCTAACTTCTGTTTTAGCCAATTAAATATGTAATCTAAGTAAGTCATAAACTTACTCTTATCAGCAACTTTATCAAATATATCAGCACCTTCTCTTCCGATTGCTTCAGCTAATACTTCTTTATCTAATTGCTCCTTGTTTAACTCAGGATAGCGTTGTTTGGTCTCAGTGTATAAATCAGTACTTCTTAATTGTTTAATAGCTTGTTGAATGATTTTATTATCATAACCCATAGCATCAATTAAGATATGCCCTGCCTCATGTATAGCAGTATCCTTGCCTGCGTATTCAGGATTAATAGTAATGGTATTAGTAGATGGACTCCACTTACCGGCAGCTTTTAAATTAGCATCAAATAATATCTTTACTTTAGGTAATGCCTTTTGTAATTTATCTATTACTTTTTGTGAGTAAACAGATGGTTTATTTGATTCTTTTTGGAATTGTTCATCTTTAAATTCGTTTCTAATTATATCTTTTTCTTCTCCACTCTTTTTGCTTTCATTTTTAATAAAGACATCGTTAATTTCATTCTCATTTCCGAAGTAATCGGTTGTGATTTCGTCTGCGAGTTGTTCGTTTCTTTCGTTTTCATTTTTACTTTCTATTTTTTCTGTTATCTCATTATATTGTTCTTCATTTACATTTTGAGCCACATCCTTAATATCAGAAAGCTCTGAATCCGTTACATTATTAGCTTTAGCATAATCTTCTAATTCAGAAATTTCTTTATCAGTATATCCGCCATTAATTTCTCTTTCATAAGACAAAGTAGCATATTTAATAGCCAAATCTCTTCCTCCTTCTATTAAATATTCTTTTAAGAAATCCATAGCTTCAGTATTAAAATCAGACTCATTTATAGCGTCATCACTTAAATTAGCTCTATCTTTATACCCTTGTAACAGAGATTCTAAAGTGTATCCTCTTTCAAAATCCTTCATCATAGATGGGACGTTAGGGATTTCTTTAGTTATACTTTTATCAAATTGACCTTTTGAACCAATTACAATCGCTAAATATTGACGTATAGATGTAGGAGTTGTGTTAAGTGCGTTTTTCTTTTTAATAGCAATAGCCTTTTCGTTATCTATAACAGATTGCTCTCTTTTTACAGATTCTTTTTTAACTTGTTTCCCTTCATTGTCTAATAATTGAATATTATTTCTATTCAACGGTTTAAGCGATCCTCCAAACTCATAAACTTCTTTTTGAATTTCACTTCTTAAATTAATACCAAATTCAGATTTCTTTTCTTTAAAACTTAATCTATTATACCCTTCAACCTTTCGTTTGATTTTTAACCCTAAAGTTTTTTTATATTCATCTAATTTAGATTTAACAACATCTTCTTTTTGTTTTGTTTCTTGTTTATTAATTATTTCATTTGCCCTTTCAGGCTTCATTAAATCTACATTAGCTTTACTAAATCCTAAATCATATAGTTGTTGTCTTACTTGTTTAGTAATAGTTAATGGCACTGATGCTTTTTGTTCTTTTACTTTAACTTTACTTTCTTCTACTATCTTTTCTGTAGCAGTAGCAGCTCTTTCTACAGGAGTTGGCCTTGGCTTTCTAGCCTCTTCCATCTCTTGTTCACTTGCAGGAGATTCATCAATAGTTTCTAAATGAGCCATTAAATCTTTTTCCGCTTCACTATATAAAGGATTACCGTTTTTGTCTAATGCATCCGCAGCTCCTTTATGAGTTTCTTTAGCCCAACCTAAGAACTTGCCATCACTCTTTTGATGAATCATTATGGCTATCTTATTAGACTTATAATCGGCAGGCATTTTATCTTTATAATCAGCAGGGACTTCTCCTAAATTAACAGCTTTAAAAGTAATAGGTAAACCTTCAGCATTTCCTTTTAATCTTTCTGTTCTAGTATGTCCACGGAAACCTTCAGGACGCATTTTTGATGAAGCGAATTGTAATTGTTTTCCATCTGGCATCGTTCCTCTAAACGTATATAATACTTCTCCGTCATAAACGTAAGAGTGCATTGTCATTTTAGCATCTACTTTGTGGTTAGGTTGTTTATAAATAAATTTCCTAGCCATTCTTTGCTTGGTTCTTGTAGGGAATTTTTTCTCATTAAACTCTTCTGTAGAAACATCTTCATACTGTCTTTTATCTAAAGTAGAATGAATTGGCACATATTGAGATTTCTCTTTTTTAACTTGAACTTTAGGTTGTTTTTTTTCAACCTCTTTTTGTTGCAAGTTTGCATCAGTTTCTTCTTTCTTTAAAGATTCTTCAGCTTTAATCTCTTTCTCTTTTTCCTTTTGAATACGCTCTTCTTCCTTCTTAGGAACTACAGGTTCACCTTTAATTTCTCCTCGGCGGATAATATCATTTAATTCAGATTGAAGCTCTTTAGCTTGTTTCTGTTTACTCTCAACTTTAGCCCTAGCAATTGGGTCAAGCTTAGAGATTTCATTCTCGTTAGTTGGTATCTCAGTTTTAAGCCCTTGTATTTGGAATGATAGTTCAAACGCTTTTTTTTCATCTTCAGGTTTTAAATTAACTGATTTAGTTTCTTCGTTATACTTATTGTAAGCATCAATTTTAAATAAAGCTTGTTCGTGTTCGGCGGTTGTTATGTCGCCATTTTTAAGAGCAGTATCTAAATCTCCTTTAAGTGCTTTTATAGCTTCTGGTCCTTGTTTAACTCTTTCGTAAGCATTTATAGATTGCTCATCGTGTTTGCTTCTTAAGATTTGTGTACCAATAGACATTCCACCACCTGGAATAAGAGATGTTGCAAAGCTGTTAATATAATCCCCAAATGATTTAGCATTAAAGGCATTTGTTCCGAATTGTCCACGCTCATCAGGAGTTAATTTATCCCATAATTGTTCGCCTGCTTTTTGAGTAAAGTCTTGAGCAGCCTCTTGAGTACCTTCGCTTACAGCATCCTTAACAACTTCCTTAACTCCTTTTTTAGCTAACTCAGAATAACCAATAGTCATCTCTTTAGTCAGTTGTTTAAATCCATTCTCAGTAATATTTCCAGCAGCATCTTTCTCTACTGCTTTAACTACATTTTTAAGTAAAGTCTTTTTTTGATTATAAAACAATTCAGACATAACCTTTCCATCTAATCCCCAAAAAGCATCTAAGGCAGCCATTGGTGCTGCAACAGCAGTAGCAAATCCAGCAGCATCTCTTCCTTTTAATCCTGCATCTTTAGCTGACTCATAAACACTTCCTACTTGATTAGCAAATGAACCTGCAAATATAGTAGCCTTAGTCGCGTTTTCACCTAAAGTAATAGCGTTTTGAACATTTCCAAATTCATCTATAAATTCTTTTCCAACTCCTTTTAATCCTTGAACAAATCCTTTACCTCCTTTTGCAATAGTAGCAGCTCCTTTAGCTCCACCTGCAAATCCAACTAAAGATTCAGCAGCCATATTAAAAGCTCCCCATAATGATTTAGCGTTTAAATTAAATCTATCTTTATCTAATAAATCAGTCCACTTCTCTACTCCTTCTGTATTCAGTATTGGAGTTTCTAATTCACTATCTTTTTTAAACTTTAAAGTTTCTGCCGTGTTTGATAATTTATTTAAGTATTTACTTTCCTCGCCAGTAACCATTGTAGTTCCAACTTGTGCTAAATCAACTGCCCCTTGTGCTGCTCCTAATACACCATTAGCTAAACTCTTACCTAAATCAGTATACCAACTATCATCTTCTGCTTCTTTCTGATTACCCCACACACTTGCTACTTTATATCCTTTAGGCGGCTTTTCTCCATAAGCTAATGCTGTTGGCACATATACTCCATTATCCTCAAGCTTATTGTAGTACATGGTATTACTATCATCATGCTTTGGGTCGTAACCTTGTATAGTTAATATAGCTTTCTTTTTTTGCTCTTGAGTTGCGCGAGAATCTTTTAATACATCTCTCAGTACATCTAACTCAGAATCAAGCAATGTAGATTTATTTCTACCGCCTTGTTCTTTAATAAAATTAATAGCAGATTCAACTTCTAAATCTTTAGGGGTTGTGTACTCAGGCATCTTAACATTGATGTCTCTGTTAAATTCTCTAGTATCAACTACCTCTTTTTTTACAATATTATTAGGATTGTAAGTAGGGATGTTTGAATTAACACTCTCTTTACGAATGATATTATTCGGATTATATACTGGTTGTTCTGGCATAATTATTTGTATTTACCTAAGTATTGTTTTGTTTGAGCGTCCCACATTGTTCCATCAGAATGATACTCAATTTCTTTTGTAGGTATATTGTTAACAGGCTCCATTTCAGTTATCTGCTTTGGTGTTTCTCCTACTGCCTCATTAAATTTAAAAGCATAAGCTTGCGCTCTGTCAGGATTAAAAACGTGTTGAGATTTAACGTAATATTTTTTTACAGTTTCTCCATCTTTCCATTTACTAGGAAACGTTCTTACTTCTATGTTTTTTTCCATTTTTGGGTCATCCAACCATCCTGTTTTCTCAATCTCGTCTTCGTTATAAACAGACCATCCATGTATAACTCCTGTATCATCATTTGAAATTGGAGCATATTCACTTATTCTTCCATCTTTAGTTCTATAAGGCGCAACTCGTCCAACTGTCTTAGCTCTAATATACGTTCCACTAGGAACAAACTCCCTACCCGAAACATCTCCAACATAATTATTTTCTCCGTTGTAAATTTTTACAGAAGGAGCTATGCCTATCATTTCTGTAATCATTTTAGGATTAGGAGTAGAGCTTCCTACATCTCTAAATGTAGCGTTATAAGTATCTATTGTTTTACCTTTTGACGCTGCTTCGTTTTGCATCTGTTCCATTTTATACTTCCATTGAGCTGCAATTAAAGCATGGTTAGGCTCTGCGAATTTATGTTCTAATTTAATACCTGCTCTTATCATATCTGCCGCTACTCTAACACCTTCTTCGTCAGTTTTAACACCATGCTGAACTTGTATTTGTCTTTTTCTTTGATTATAAAGATTTTCAGCTAATGGTCTTAATGTAGTCTCATCTATTAATTGTCTATAACCTCCACTTCCATCTTTAGCATAAATATCAGATTTATATTTATTCCCTATTTCTATTGCGGTTGTAGGCAAATCAATAAAATCTTCAGGTTTATCATAAACAAAAGCTCTTGCTCCACCATCTCTCTTTAATCCCTCTTCTCCATCTTGATGCCCAAACTTTTCGTAATTCCTCCATTGATTCATTACTTTTTGATAAGCTTCAGTATCGTGCATTTGAGGATTTTTTGCAACAGTAGCATAATCAGCTAAAAACTTCTTATATTCAGCGTCAGATTGCATACCTCTAATTACATTATCATTAGACTTTAAGTGTCTTCTTTTCTCATTAATCAATCTTCTTGATTCAGGATTAGATTCCCAATTAGGGTCATTCTTTGCTATTTGAGCAATCTCCATTAAAGTCTTCTTAGCTTCAGCATCAATCAATCCTCTATCGTAAGAGTTAGAAGCATTCATGTACTCATTATCTTTCTCAAAAGCATCTAGCTTAGCTATACTTTCCGCTTGCGCTCTCTTCATTTGCTGTTGATAATACCTTTCATCTGCAATACGTTGGTCATATTGCATTGATTGAGCTAAACCATGGGCTAAACCTACTTCCATTTTCTATAAATTATTATGCTTTAAAAGTACAAAATTTTACAATTCATTATAAACAAAAAATAGGAATATTTCTACTCCTATTTTTATTCATCTATTGATTAAATTAATCATTTACATTCTGAACAAGTGTTTTTTCTGTAATCAGTATGAAACTTGTTTTCATTTCTTAACTGAACATTAACTTGTTGCATTTCCTCATCCGTTTCAACGCATCTGTAAAATGTTTTTGTTCCATTAGAATTATTAATCCAAACACAATAAACTTGTTGAGGAGTCATTGACTTAGAACTATTCTTTTTATTACAAGCTGTAAATGTTACAAATGCAATTAATATTAAGATTGTGTTTTTCATAATTTCTATTTTTTAATTGTTAATAATACTTGTTAAACGTAAGTTATTTTAAAAGGTTACAAAAAAATTAAATATTTTTATAAGGATTACTAGCGTCATTTACATTTCTATTATTCTGCATTTCCTTATTGAATCTATAAGCCCCTATAATACTTTGTAATCCTGCTCCTACTAATTCACTTCCAGCTTGTTGTTTTTGTTGGAATGTGTACATAGCATCATTGAAAGCTTGTCTTCTATTAGCTGATAAAATATTAGCTCTATCAGCCGCCATAGCATCAGCATATTTTTGCTTATTCATTCTAGCTTCTAAATCAGCTTGTTTTAACCCTAATTTATTTCTCCAAGCATCGTTAATAGCAGCTCTGTTTAAATTAAACGCTTGAACACCACTTCCTCCTGCCATATTTAAACCTACAGTTTTAGCATCATTTAATGCGTTTTGAATATCCTGAGTAGCCATAAACTTTTGCTCAGGAGTTAATCCGTACTTAGCATCTTGTATAGAACGATTTACAGCAGCGTTATAAGTAGGATCAATAACAGCTTTATCAACCGGTCTCTTTTCATCTTTAAGCATATTAACACCTAAAGCAGCTTGTCCTATTCCTACAAATGCAGTTGGGTCAATATTACCTATATAATCTGCAAGACCTTTGCCTTTAGGTTTATTTTTAGCTATATAATCAGTATTGTTTTTTTTTAAATTAGCATTAATAGCTTCTTGTTTAGCTACTGTATTATTAATAGACTTCTCCGCATTAACAATATCGTTATTAGCTCTTAATTCGTTGTCTTGGTTTAATAGTTTAGCAGTATTGTTTATGCTAGGCATAGTTTCAACCACAACACTTTCTTTCTTTTTAACTACAGGAGCTTTTAAAGATGGTTTGGTTACAAATGCAGTAGATGACCCTCCTTTTGGAATAGTATCTCCTTTAGCAATAGAATCATCTACTGCTTTTTTCCACTCAGCATCAGTACCAACAAAATGATTAGGTTTTTTAATCAATTCTTCATAAGTCTTATCACTCTGTTTTTTTCTTTCGTATTTAGGAAGTGTATCAGATGTAGTAGTTTCTTTTTGTAAATATTTTTTAGATTCGGCAGATGGCTTAAAATCACCATTAGCGTCATAATTAGATTCATTCTTAGACAACTCATATTCTTTAGCATATTTTTTAGCGTGTTCCTTTTGTCCTTCTATGTCATCTAATAGTTGTTTCAGTCTAGTTCTTATAACATCCGCACCTAAATATTCAGGATTTTGTCCTTTCTTAGTTTTATCGTATTCAGCCTCTAATTCTTTTATTTTATTTGCAGATCCTATTAAAACTTGTTGAGTAAAATCTCTATGTTTTTTAATATTTTTTTGAGCATCTAATTTATTTTCAGCTACCTTTTTATTTAATTCAGCATTTTTAATATCAGCTTCTTCTTTAGCTATTCTTTCTCTTTCTTTTTTCGGATCAACTGTAGCTTCTTTTACGATTACATTAGGCGCTTTAATCTTAATAGTATTCATATTTTTTTTAACAATATCTGTTTTATTTTCAGACAGCGGCTTAGTTATATCATTTTTTTCTTTTATAACAGGAGCAGATTGTTGTGGAACCTCCTTAAAAGGGACTCTGTTTTTATTAGTATTCCACTCATCTTTATTTCCATTAAATGCAGCTTCATTAATTTCAGCAACTTTTTTAAAAGAATTTGCATTTTTATCTTTTTGAAGTACATCTTTATTAAAGATATATGTTACATTTTTTCCTTTAGTTTCATTAATAATATGTCTTAAATGATTTAATGTCTCCTTTGAGTTCATTAATTTATCAATAGAATTAGAACTTCTTATAATAATATTTTCATTGTTTCCATATTTATTATTTATTTTAGCTATAGGCGTGTTGTAATCCATAGGAATCTCCTCTGCGTCAATAGATTTATCATTTTTATAATTCTTATATTCAGATGGTATATCAGTTGCTATTATTTTAGAATTAGCGGATATTTTTTTATTAGCTTTCAATTCCTTCACGCTAACTCCTTGCATTTTAGGATCTTTATGCCCCAATCCACTACCTATATCTATAATAGTATATTTTTTTCCATCTTTTATAATATGTTCTATATACAATTCAGTGTCCTTTAATCTTCCAACATCTGTTCTATTAACTAAGTTGGCATCTTTAGCTTTAGAACCTTTTACTTGAGCTATAAAATTACCTGAATTTTTTATAGACTTCTCTTGTCTTTGCATTACATTAGCTGAATCAGTTTTAGAGTCAAATATTTTATTAAAAGGCTCGCCATCTTCATCTACTTTTCCTCCATCGGCTAAACTAGGAAACATAATATGACTTCTTTTTTCCATTGCCTCTTCTTTATTTTCAGCATTAGGAGCTAAAGATTCTAAGTCAACTCCAATAGATTCTAAATATTCATTCTCTTCAGGAGTAAACAAATGCTCTCCATTAGATAATTTAACAGGCTCGCCTTCTTCTTGTTTAAGATTAGCTTTCTTAATAGGAGCTTTTAAATATAGTTTACGAATACCTTTAGCTAATTCAGCATTTTCAGCAGGAACTACAAAAGAACCTTCTTTTACTTTAGCTTCTATCTTATCGTCTTTAGGACCACCTTTACCTTCAATCTCACCTCCTTCAGAATACATTTGTTTTACTTTTTTAACTAATCCACCTTTAACATATCTATTAGGGTCAAATTGCTCACCATTTGCTAATATTATATTTTGATTTTTATCATAAGTTAAATCATTAGGATTATACATCTTATTTATTGTAGGATTCTCTTCTTGAGCATTTCTAGCAGCAACAAGCTGATTCATTTTATCCATTCTGTTAGCAGCATTTAACATAGCTAAATTTTTATTAGCCCTGCTTGCCATAGCCTTATCCTTATCTTTATAATAACTTCCCATAAATAACCCTGTACCCCATCCAGCTGTAAGTAAATTAGATGCCATGAATTTAGCCTTAGTTTCATTAGAAGCTTCTTTATCTAATAATACTGTGGCTTGCGCTTTACCAGGATTAAATGTAGCTCCACCTCTTCCAATTATTGTAGCCTGATTAACATCTTTATATCTTCCTGTTTTAGGATCTATTTGTTCAGCATCTTTTCTAATAGGTTTATATATAGCTTCGCCAATAGCAGCACCTCCTTGTATAATTTTACCCCAAGGCCCTAGCTGACCAACAATTTGCATACCCTGATTATATACAACATCGCCTTCGTTTTCAGGAGCTTGAGAACTATAATAGGCAGAACCTATAGTTCCAGCTATTCCTGCGGCATTGTTAATGTTTTGTTTCTTTTTATCATCTAATGCTTTTTGTTCTAAAGCATCTATATATCCGTCCCCATTAGTATCTCCTTTTACTCCGCCGCCGCGTGCTAATTTTTGAACTAATCCACCTTTCTTAAGTTTTTCTATGTTTTTATTTATAGGCACACCATATCCTGTTCCTTGCTCAGAATAAGTATTTGTGTTTGGATTATAAACAAATGATGGGTTATTAAAATTTAAAGGCTTCCTATTTGGATCAACTACAGGCTTAGCTTTTTCTCCAGAAGCATCCCAATAAGGCATAATAAAAGGTTTATATGTACTATCATTTGAGTAGTCTACCTGCCTACCAACATCTCCTATTTTAGTATATGTCGACCCTTTAGAATCATCAAATCCAACACTTTTATTAACAGAATACTGAGTTGGGTCATAATATTCAGCATACCCTAAATTATCTTTATAACCAGTTGCTATATATCCTTTATCTTTGGCATAAGAATCCCATTCTTTAGGAGAATATTTTTTATCTAATTTTTCTCTTTTAGTCTGTGCTGATACACCACCACCTTTATTGTAACCTTTAATTTTAGGAGCTTTCATGTTAAAAATATTTACATAAAAGTATAAAAAAAACGCTAATGTTTCCAATAGCGTTTAAAATTTAAGTTTTTATATGATTAATTTGTGTTTCTAATGAAATTCATAAAATAATCCGAGGCATTGCTAAGCCCTGTACAATATTCAATACCCTTATCATGGTTCATTTTAAGCATATCATGTTTATAAACTAGCATAGTGTAAATATCATCTTCTGTTAGATTATATTCAGCATAATTAAACTCTGGGTTAACAATGCAAGATTTAAAAGTTTTCACTTTACCATTAGTAAATCCTATACTTAATTCCATTTTAGTTATATTAATCTGTTTTCCAGCATAAATATATACTCTATAAAATCTAACAGATGTACTAACACTATCCATTAAAATACTTAAATAAGTGGTGTCATTTTTATCAGAAAATATCTTTATCGGCTTAATAGGAGTTAATGTCACTATACTACTATCTTTAAATCTAAAAGTTCTATCAATTTTAGCTTGCCCGAAAGCACATCCGGTAAATACAAAAAATAAAACAGCAATTAATAATACAATTAAATTAGTTTTTTTACATTTAATAATTTCCATGATTTCTAGTTTTTAAAGTTAATTTATATCCTTGTACGATAGCTATTCATAAAAGGTTACAAAATAATTCAAATTTGAATTGAAAATTATCTTTTATTAACAAAAAAAGTCTTAATCCACTGGGTAACTTTCTGTGTATTCTTTGCTGTTGTAGGATTAGATACATAGTTTTTAAATACAAACTTTATCTTAACATAGTAATCTGTTAATCTTCCGTTAGTCGGTAACGGCAATGAACTAAACCACGCACCATCTATAAATCTATAATTTCTACTCGTAGAAGGTATATTTACATCACTAGAAGATTGATTATCTGTACTACAGTATATGCTTGTTGCGTTTGGCCCTATAGCTTTAACTTGAATATTCTGAGGTGTAACCGCCATATCTGATTTAGCATTTACAACTACCTCGTGTTCAAAATCCCATACTTTACCATAGAACTTACATAGGTCTGCGCCAAATGTTTGTAAATATATTTGATTCTCTTTATTTATAGCTAACCAATAAATACTACTTGCGTATTCGGGGTCTTTTGTAGCAGCAGGTGGATAAGATGGAATTGTCAAATCTTTAACACAAATATACTCTACTCCATCAATAGGACCAACAGTATCACCAATTACATAATCAGTATACGGCATATCTACACCATAAGGTTTTGTATTCTTAGGATTATTAGCAGTTAACACCAAATCATTATGATTGTGCCATATTGCTGGACAATTATCATAGAATGAAACAAAAGCATTTAATACATGATTATAACCTATTGTGAAATCTCTATTAATCAAACTTTCTGTATCTGGACCTGAATCTAAATCTCTCTTAATATACTTAAATGTCATGTAAGTCATTTTAAATCTAGGATCGTAACACCCTACTATTCCATATCCAATTAATGGAACTTCCGGAACTGATAGGTTATTTGTATTGTAAATAGCAGAATAACTATTAGGATAAAACACATTACCTTCATCAAACTCATTATTAAAGAATACTTGCAATCCTTTAACTAGAGACATTTCTTCCGGCTTACTCCCAACTCCCATTACCATAAAGGCTCTATTTCTCATATCAAACCACGCGTAACCGTATTCTGTTTCTACTAATCCATGCTGATGCTGATTACCAAAATTAGTATCTACAACATCATATCTATCAATAACTCCTGTTACACCTAATGCAGTCGCATCACCTAAAGCTCCACCTCCAACTAATTGTCTTTCTAATATTGGAGCATATCCCACTCCATGGTCTTGCCAATAAAATAATCTTGAGTCTTTTTCCCTCACGTTATTTATTTGCCCCTTGTTTCCGTCAACATCTCTGTAATCAGGTATTCTAAATGTTCTAAATGAATTAATTAATTCTCCCGGATATTTCTCTCCACCCCATCTTAATCTATACTCAAACTTACCTACAAATCTATAATTTTCAGGTAATGCAGGATATTTAAAAGCTAAACCTTCAGAATTATAACCTAAGTTATAAGAGTAGTCCTCTAATGGCCCTGCGCCTGTACTTGTTTGCCAAGCCATTAATCCTGATGGGTGCATATCTTTATTAGATACTTTTAATCCTCTTCTTAAATTATAATTAACATTACACTCACAAGGAAAAAATACAGAATATGCCATAGATTCAAACACTCCTCCATTGTACGCTTCATTCCATAAACCATATCCTATATCTATTAGATTAGTAAAGCAGTCTCCACCAAATATCTCAATATTATTAAATGTGTACTTATTTTCTCTATCATATAATCCTCCGGTAAATGTTCCGTTTAATGTATCTGCTTTTACTTGAGCATTAAATGGTTGAAAGTGTCCTGTAGAAATATACAAAGTATTAGCTAATGCTGCATTACTTATACCTCCATATTGAGTAGAAGGTGTTACATCGCTAACGCAATTAACTAATAATTTTTTTACATTTGTATCCTCTGCATTTGACGAATAATCATTAGATGAATTCCAATGAGGTATCCCTTCAGCATTTAAAACTATCTTCTTACATCCTACAGACATTGGATTAAATAAAAATGCAGCAGGTACAGATGAACACGTATCATCTTCGTAACCAGCATTTAACAATCCTCCTGAAACAGTAGAGAATTTATTATGGTAGTCATGACCATTTCCATCAAAGTCAACTTCACTATCAAATTCATTATAATATTTAAAACCTGAACCGTTTAATGATTTAACTGTAAATTGTCTTGGCGAATTAGCATCAGTTCCAGAATTATCAAATAACTTTGAATACATTGCTTTATAATTACCTTGTCCTCTAATAAATGCTCCGCCAACATAAGCATGCGGAGTTAACCATCCTGCTTCTTCCATCTTATCATCTATCTTACCAATAGAATTATCAAAATCAAATCTAGCTAAATAATCAGGACACAAATAAGAATATATGTTTGGAGCAGTAGATATATTTGGTAAATCTGTAGAAGCGTAACTATTTACTGTCCCCATAGGCTCTATCCTATATGGAGAGAAGTTAGCGTCTAACATACTTTGAGTCATTAAGCCTTGAGTTAATATTCTCTTATCTCTCTCAGCTCTCACTATCATAAATCCTTTGCAGTTGTTTATTATTGACTCAGGAATATCTAAATCAGAAACTTTTATACCTGATACATTTAATGAATATAATGATGCTCCACTATAAGCTTCTTCTATCATTAATCCACCTTTAGCATCAATAGTATCCATGTCTATATCCGCAATATGCTTTACATAAAATGGATTTCCTTTTAAATCAATAAATAATAAACCTATTCTATATTTCTCTCCACTCCAAAATCCTTTATTTAAAAAAGTAATTGCAGGGTCTTTATAATCCCAAAATCCTGTAGTTAATTCAATAGCTTCTTTAACATCATCATTAGAAAAAGCTACTGAGTTTATTCTAGTATATTTATTCCTTACAGCACATGGTCTTGCTTTAGCTGTACCTGTAAATGTAGCGGTTACATTACCAACCGTACCAACAAATACATCTCCAGTATAATAATAAGTTCCTGAACCAACAGGATATTCAACTCTATTTGATGCGTCAGGAGCCGCCGAAACTAAATATCTACTATTTGGCTTTATATCCCCAACTCCAGGATTTGCGCCTAGTGTTGGGCTTTGGTCTAAAGGAATATTACCATTTGAACATGAATCTAAATCCCCATGAGATATTAACGGATGTTTAAATTGAGTCACTGTAACGCCTGATAAATTTAATTCAAATTCTTCTCTTTCAGATGTATTGCCGATTACTATGTAGTTTTTATTAGTTGTTAAAGTCTTACATTTCAATACACTTGCCGGAAACAATGTTAATTCACTTATGGTTACATCACCTAATGAAGATACTCCATTGTCTTCTATTGTCATTTCTGATGAAGTAATAGCACTTTTATCTACTATTCTTATTGAATACGGAACATCTGTTTTCTGATCATACTCCGCACAACATAATTCTATAGTGTCAAAATTAGTGTCTATATCAGATATTTTAACCTTAACTGACTTACCACTATTTTCTAAAGTTGAAGTTGAACCATTACCAACAAAATCTTTATAGGCATTACCTGTTAAATAAGTCGCAACATTATCCATTCCAACATGAATAGGGCCACTTGCATAACTCCAAGTCGTTGTGAACCCATCAACCGAAGATGATAGTCTATAAAAATAAATACTTGTTCCGCAATATTTGTTACCGGTTCCGTATTTTACAAAATTTATAGTACCCATCAATCTAGTTGGATTGAAATCTAATAACTCTAAAGGATAATACTCTATAACAGAAGGAGAGCCATCTAAAGTTGTGTAAGATGTTCCTGTTGCTGTAAATATATTACCTGCTGTAAATCCAGGGCCGTAATCTACACCTCCGTGAGTAACTGCGCCTTTTAGCACCATATAAGTTTTACCTATTGTTAATGGTGTTGCAGGAAACGCTGAATAATAAGTTGTAAATATTTCATTTGCAATATCAAATACTCTAGGTTCATTGTTATTATCTGTCCAATAAACTCTTTGTATCTTATCGTTTTCTCTAAACGAGAAACCTTCTATTTTATGAACTTTACTAAATCCTAAACTTGCATGGTGGTAATACGGAACATAGCTTCCTACAAAATCAGTACCTACTCTTGTAAATGTCACCACGCCTATTTCTCCGTATCCGCTACCTGTTTCGTCATTAGTGCTAAACACTACTAACTTATCAATAAATGAAATAAATCCTATTGCCATAGGAACTTTGTCTAAAGTAGTCTCGTCATTTAAGTATCTTGGAGTTAATGTTAAAAGACCTCTATTACCTTTTGACATCTCAACTGTATAATGATTATTATCATAAGAGATTAATGTACCGTTTTTCATGTTACGGTAAGTTCCATCAGGTTGTAAAATAAATGAACTATCTTGATTAAGTCCTTTTTCGAAAGTATTAATAATTGAACCAGCCATATTGATTATTTGTTGTCATTCCTTTATAAAGTCCTCGACCTGCGTATGGGTCGTTATATAATTCTGCAATCTCCATTTTATCAGTTTCAGTTAACTCAGCATCTAAAGCTCTTGCATGAGCGCATAACCTATCCCATTCTCTGTAAGCCATGTTCATAGAATTAAGCTCCTGATTAGTTTTATTTCTCTTTCTCTTCCAATACATATATTGAATATACTCAGATATTGCCGCCACATGGTTTTCTCCTATTTTAATAAATCCATCACAATCTGAAGCATATCCATCGTACATTATAGTCATTTTAGTTTCATTAACTTCATAACTAAATACCATTTTATTATCTTGTATTTCGTATGGTATAACTCCACAATTTGTCGTTTCTCCGATACTTCCTGCATCAACAACTATAAAATTATTTGAATCAGTAGAAGCAAAGTTTAATGCTCCGGCTATTCTACTTGAAAATATACTACCACAATTCGGGTCATGCTCCCCTAATATAGCCCCTCTCATTTTCTTTACATCACAAGGTAACTCGGCAGTACATCCGCAAATATCTATTACTGCAAACTTTCTTATCACACCTTGTCCACCTATTTCTTTTTCAGCATAAGTAGCCCAAGTCATAAATAACGGAAGCATTTTATTATGGTCTAACGCTAACATATCTGTAGCGTCAACTATTGCATTTTTTATTGATACTAATTTATTAATTGACATATTCTCTAGTAATTAATTTTCCTGTTAATATTCCTTCACTTACTGCCTTTGATAAATCTTTATGAGGCTTGAAGTATATTTTATTTTTATGTTTATAATTCTTTATTTCAAATACTATATCGTAAATGTATTTTGTAGTACTTAAATTAATTTTTAATGGAACCACTCTTCCTCCGCTATACATCAATCCTTTATTTAACAAAGCCATTGCTCTTTTGTCTTCTATTCTCTTTCTAGCTTTAACCCAAACTCTCATATTATGAGCTAAATCCACCACTACTCCTTTCTTTAAGTTTGCTATAACATCTTCTTCTATATAGCTGGCCCAAATCTTATTTATTTCTTTTGTAGTAATTCTTTTATTAAACTCTTTTTTAAACTTCCTCTTAATAATTCCATGAACTCTAGGAGTTGTAAACTCACCTATTTTCTTATTAACTAATTTCTTCATTGGTTTTTAATTACATCATCCGCCGAATCATTTAGAACATCAGTTATTTGTTGTTTCTCTATTTGAAACTCTGTAGTTAATATCGAAATAACAATTTGTCTAGCTAAATGTGCCGACACAGGATACGGGTCTTTATCAGTCATTTCTACTTCATAATTAGTATAAAACACTTGAGAGTTACCGCTAGCTGTAAAAGTACTTGTAGAAGTCCCTGTAAAAGTTTGCCCTGGTAAATAATTAGCACTATTATAAACAACCATACCTGTTGTACCTTTAACAGTGTAAGAATATCCTGATTTTACACTTCCGCTTATTACAGGCAATGTTTTCTTAATCATTAATCCTTCAGTAGTAGCAGGTATTCCAAAAAATCTCAACTTATTAACTAGCTTATTAACATATATCGCAGTTCCAAATCTTTGATAGTAGTGAAACTTCGCTCTTATGTGTTCTGAAGGTATTTGTTTCCACATTTCTAGTGGATAAGCCGTGTAATTTGTTTTACCACAAGCTGATAATACTTTAAGTCCTAAGTCTAAATTACCATCTCCTAATGCTGTTAAATTTATTATTTCAGGTATTTCAGCCTTCATAATATCACATTCGCAAAAGTCAACAATAGGGTCATCAGCGATATTCACTTTAGTTAAATCATAAATACCAAAGTCAACTAACCAATTTTGGTCAATAACACCTGTTACATTATATTCTTTAAGTATTTCTGAAACTCTAGTTTGTTCAACTTTGAACCCAACCCATGTTTCATCAATTCTATCCTCATCAGTTCTTGAAAACCTAGATGCTAATATTATAATATCGTCAATTATTTGCTTTTTAGTTGGCATTTTACTGTAATTATTCTACTAAATTAATAAAATATAAAACACTTTAAACAAATGATATTTTATATTTTGAAGAAAATGTCGTACCACATAAAACCTTAGATAAATACTGCGGAGTACAATTAAAATGTTTACCCATTTCTTTTACGCTATTAAACCGCATTCCAGTTTTTAAATCAATTACTTTTTTAGAACATCTTTTTATTGTAGATTTACCTATATTTTTTTTCCCATTATCTGTTATTTTATTTAAACCAGTATCAAAAGCATGTTTATTGTTTTCTGACCAAGTATTCCATTCTAAATTCTCAACTCTATTATCTGTTTTTATTCCGTTTTTATGATTAACAGTTGGTTTATTCTCAGGATTTGGTATAAATGTAATAGCAACCAATCTATGTACTGAAAAATGCCGTCTTCTATCTCCAACCCATATACACACTTGAGCATATCCAGTATCTAAAATTCTTATTTTTAAATTCTTAACCATTCCTGTGTGATTATAATTTAGACTTCTAACATTACCTAAATTACTAACTTGATGACCTCTGTCACAAAAAGGTATTGTTTTCCAAATTTCTTCTATATTTTCCATTTTTCTTAAAATAAGAAACCCTTTAAGTTTGAGGTGGTAGGCTCGCACAAAAAGGGTTCTCGTTGAATATTTTTATATTGTCGCTACCACACGACACGTCAAATGTAACGAAAATAATCAATCATTTTTAACTCAAATTTGAATTAAAAAAGCCCTACATTTCTGTAAGGCTAGTTGTAATTAAATTCAAGATTGCGACCCTAGATTTTATTTCAAAGCAAATATAGTTAAAACTTCTGTAATTGATGCAACTATAACAGCGCCTATTGTTTTAAACTTTTGTTTTCTTAAAGCCTTTTTAGATTCTTTCTCAAGAGTTTTATAGTCTTCTGCTTGATTTTTAATTATCGTTTTCGCCGACACTACCATTTCTTTACTTACTCCTAACTCTTCTTTTACTGTATTTAATTCTTTATTAACACTTTTATTAGTAGAATCTTTCTGTGCTATTAACTTATTTTTTGATTTAATAGTACTATCACAGTCATTTAAAGCAGTGTTAATAAATACAGTATCGCAAATACCTAAAGCAAGTAACTCTCTTACTCTTTTAGATGAGTTTCTGTATAACCTCTCATTCTTATCTGCAACTACCTTAATCGAGTCTTCTGAGCGTTTTGAAGCTAATGTTTTAAGACTATCATCATATCTTTCTTGCATTAAGTTGATAATAGTCATACTGTCTGATTTCATTTTAGCGAAATACTGACTATTATCAGTTTTAGCTACTTCAATTTTATCATCACATCCGCCGAATCTCGTGAATATAAATGCCAAGGCAAGTAATATTATTATTCCTTTTAATACTAACTTTGAGTAATATTTTAAATTAATTTTACTTAGCATCTCCATCTTGATTTGCTTTACCCTTAATCTTCTCATTTGAGTTAATTCCTGCATAAGCTAATGCCGTTGCCGATAATGTCACTAATACACTTAATAATAATGACCAATCGTCATGATGATAAGCCCATATAGTCCACGTAATAGTTGGAGGTGTCATCATTACTACTAACACCCAAAAGTTTGATAATTTTTTACTTGATGCGCCGCCTGGGGCATTATCAAACGAGCCTTTTAACCATTCTAATATTTTTCCCATCTTAAATTATATGTTTTGATTCTATTATTGTTCCTGTAACTTTATTTCCATAAATACCACACGACACTCTTGTAATAGGTAATATCTTTTCAAATTCGGGTTCCGGCGAACCCATACATCCTAAACTCCAATTATTAACCAATCCGCTTCCATAAGTTCCATTTTGACTCATGCGATGCCAGTGAGTGCCAAATATCTTAGCTATTTGTCTTTGAATTTTATCTATCATAGTATCCTTATTTCCATCTCTCCAATAATTAACTTTTCCAACTTGCCTAAAATAAGGATAAGAACTAAATTCTTTTATAGTATCTCTAAATTCCCATCCGCCTTCTACTTGTTGAGGACTTTCAATTACGGCAGTTCCCTTTATCCCTTCTACAGTTGTAGGTTCTAATAAAGATCCTTTTAAACCAGGTTTGGTAGTTGCAGGAATAGTCATTATAACTTTTTCTCCACGATTACCCTGATAGCAAACGTGTAAAAAGTCCGTAAATTTATTTGTAGCCTCGAATGAGGTTCTTTCCCAAACGTAATTTAAAGACATTGGCGCAGTAAACCATTTATAACCTAATGATTTAACAGCTTTTTCTATCTGATCATACGTTCTCATATTACACTAAATCTTTTAATTTTTTAATATCTACTTTATATCTTCTAAATTCCGGATGACTAGGCAAAATCATACAAAATTGAGGATGTCTTTTATTATTTTCTTTCTTATTATCAGTTCTTGTATTATAAGCTACATAAACATCACTAAATGCTTTCTTTTTTCGCTTGAAGTTATATCTCATTACGAACTTTTTAGCCTCTATTAAGTCTATTCTGTTGTTTACTTTCATAAACTCTATAGTAGTTTTATAAAGAATCTTCTCTTCTAATGATTCTAGCTTTGACTCAAAATCACTAATTTTACTTTCAAACCTCCATACTGCTCCAGCTAAAGCTAAAACACCTAGAGTAATAGTTAACGCAAAAGGTAACTTAATTGTTGTTTTTTCAAAATCAAATAGTGCCATTTTATAATATTAATCCTCTTACAGTTGGTTCAATTAAGCTACTTACTAAATCATAACCAGCATTAGTTAAATGTATTTTATCAGTTAAATAATATGTTGTATTTGAGACATCTGACTTTTGGTCGAATTGCGTTAAAGCTCCAGCATCATCTAAATCACCATCTCTATTTATATCCCTACATACATCTTCTAATGTATCACATATAAATGTATCATTTAAGTATAATTTACCTATTGTAGTTTTACTTGTATAAGTATCTCTTTTAAGAGTTAATATTGCTTTCATTAATCTTTAATTTTTAAAGATTTATATTCTTTTCTCCACTTCCATAAAGTATAACCAATAGTTATAAATAAACCTATGATACCTAAGAAATCTTTATATTGTGCTAATGTGTAACTACCTAGTAACATAAGTGCTGAGTCAAATAAGTCTAATACCTTAATTAATTTTTGGTAGATAATATCTATAATATGTTTCATTATTTAATATTCATTTATATTGTTTCGTTGCTTGTTAGTATCATATTAAATTAAGCGATTTGAATATTTTTTTCTTCGGCTGCTAATAATTCTTTAGCCGCTTGAACTTGGTCTAGTTTTTTCATGTTAGTTGGTTTGATAGTATATTTATTATTTACCTTCTTTCTATTAATAGATAAGATAAAACATTAGTTTCAGCAGAAGCGCTTGGTTGAACTGATATTATAATATATTGG